GCGATCACTCCTTTTTCTAGATCCAACATCTTTTTTCCATCATCCTCGGATGATGATGCACGATGATGAGGGAGTGCAACATTGTCCGATATCGGATCTCCGATCGTAGATCAATCATCGTCGGATGACGATCGTCCGCTCATCATCGCGGAAGATGATCTTGATCATCGTCATCGCGATATCCGATATCCGAGGGGGTGGAGGACGATTCTCCGATCATCGGGGGCAGGGGGGAGTGGACGAAGAGATTTTGATCAGAGATCGCGACATCGCCGGAGGCGCCTGCGATCTCCAGATCATAGATGAAACAAGACCCAAAGATCGCAGACAATTTCAAAGCATGGCCGCCACATCAACGATGAAGCAACGAACCATGAACAGCAGAACAATCAGCGCCAGCCACGCGAACACCGCGTCCCTGAAGCTATAGACTTTTGTTTTTTCACGGATAACCATGTGACCTCCGAGAGTTAGAGAATCCCGAACCACCAGAGCACGATGAGCACGGGAAGAAAAACTGCAATGATGTAGGACAAGATGTCAGACATCACAGCACCAGAAAAACCAGGACAGACCCGATTTTCCATAGGACCCAGTGCAGCCCGATGATGTAACCGACGACAGATTGGAACATCACGGAGCGTCCAGGAAAAACCGAGGATTATCCCGGAGTTTGCACCGGCCCGGATCTGAGCACGAGCCGGAGATCACCACCCGCCCGGAAGCATCCCGGACGGTGATGGTGCCACGACTATCGGTTACAGCGGTGCCAATCCGCTTCCCCGAAGCATCGTGAAAGACTTTCTGAGTCGTTGCAGTCCCAAGCCGACCAGACCCCGCGTGAACAGGTGAGGTGACCACCGCGAGCAGTGCGATGGCGACCAGTTTGCGGAAGGAGCGGATCATGGGTGCCCCCGAGCCCGGAGATGTTGTGCAGCCCGCCCGAAGGGAATAAGGCGACCGCACCGACACTCGAACTTGAGGCGATGCGGCGTGGCCCGACGGGCGAGGCCCGGAGAAGGATCGCAGACAAAACGAACCGGAGGTTGCCCGAGCACGTGAACCGTGACGTCAAACCCGTGCTGCGGCAGTCGGGTGCCAACGATGCCGGTGGATGGCTGGACGGCCAGCACCGGATACAGTTCATGGTGTTGCATGAACCGACCATGAGAATTGCGAATCATGGCTGGACCTCCTCCACGATTTGCGCCTTTTTGTAGATGGCAGATTTCATGAAAGGCTTGGCTTTTTCCAGTTGGAGTTGCGCCAATTCGCGATTTGCGAATTTCTGCGCGCGCTCCATCGAAAAGGCCCAGACCGTGCCGCGGAGCGGCCAAGTTTCGCCGTTGTGATTTACGATGACGATATATGCCATGATGATAACCCGATGATTAGAGGGAAGATGACGACAAGGTAGGAGCCGCCCGACCGCGAGTAACGACCGGGCGGCGATGCCCCTAACTGTGAACGACCCCGAGGGCGAGAGATCGTTCCTGCAACGCGCGTTAGACCAGGACTGGCACGTTGTAGAGCATGCCGCCGACGTAGACCATGGCGGACAACGCAGCGATCTTGATGTAGCCTTCATTTACCGCCCGAGTCAGCGTGTCGCGACGGCCGACCAGTTTGACGAATGCGCCGACAGTGTTGTCCTTGCTTTTTGCTACCTGGATGATTGCTGCATAACGCTTGAACGGCGTGTCGAACTCGCCGGTGCCTTTGCCAGCAACATCCTTGCGGGGATTGTTGGCACCCTTCTCGGTGAGCTCGATGCGCATCGTGTCGGCAAACTTGACCAGACCGACGCGGGGCTGTGCGGTAGCACCGGCAACTTGTGCCGGGGCAACCGCCGCGACCTTGAGCGCCGCCTTGGCGGTGTTCTTGGTCACCTTCGGTGCGGCAACGGGTGCAGTCGGCTTGACTGCGACCGGAGCCTCGACCTTGGCAGACTTGCGCGGAGCCGGTGCAAGGACCGGGAGTTTGGACTTCTTAGCCATGACTAGGTATCCTCAAGATTTTGGCCATGATGGCCGGATGCGGATTTGCCGGAATGGCAGAACCCGTAGTGTAGATCCAGGATTTTCTTAGGGGAGAGCCTAGACCTGTTGGACATGAGCCGGTGACGAGGCACCTTTGGCCGGAGTCTGGATGGTTAACTAGGCGGAGGGCCGTTACCGGGGCTAGGTGGCGGCGGCTATGCCGTTCGCGCCAAAATCCCTGGGCTCTACCCGGCGAGGCTCCCGACGTCTGCAGGGGGTGGAAGCCCTGCGGGGGGTGGCCAAGACCGGGTGGCGGGGAGTGCCTGGAGCACCGCTTGCCGTCACCCGGTATACGCAATCTAGCACATGCTACGGGTAGCACAAGAAAAATGTGAGATATTTTCTTGCGAAGATACCCGTAGCCTTGAAATTTTGTTGCGTGGGGCGGGTTGTGCCCCCAGACAATACAACCTGAAAAAGGACCAAAAACGGTAGGGGACTCCGCCCATGAGCGGGATCGGGTGCCCTGCTAGGCAAGTACCTGCCCCTAGAAAATAACTCCTGTGGGATGTCCGTAGGGCTGAAATTTAATTTCAATCCACCAAGGATCTACGCAACATTATTTCAGGCCGCCGGGGGTCGCGCCGTGTCACCGCGTTAAGTCTGCAGCTTGAGCCGTGTCACGGAGTTAAAACATGAATCCGCTTCTGCTTGTGAAATTAGACGGACGGAAAATTATCATTGATCTTAATCGGGTAATTTCTTTTGAAGAATCAGAAGAAGCGGATGTTACTATTGTCACAGTTGCATCGGAAGAAGAGAATATTGTCTATCATGTCCGCGAACTTGTAGATCAAATCATTCAGGCGATCACGGTCTAGTGTCAGGAACAAAATTGAAATAAAATCGCGGTGAGTGTGTGAACATCAGCGATCCTTTTGTTCCGTCATTCTTGCGGATGACGGCAACATATGGTGCCATGAATCCGATTACTTCAAAGTCGCGCTGGAGTTCTTTAGTTGTCCAGCGTTCGGTAGCTTCCGCTAGTACCTGTTCGGGCTCGCCGGTTTCAATCAGTGCGCGCCGCATAGCTTCAGTCGGGTCGGTCATATTTTCCTCCATAAAGTCGGGGTCGTCCCCGGGAGGTGCAGCCGGAAACGACCCCTATGCGGCGACGCAATACCATCGCCGCAATTTGATCAGATCGTGACACAAGGTAAGTTGTGAGTGTGTCACGAATCTGATATCAACCTTCCACTTTCAACCATCGGCCATCTGGTTGTTTTCGGTATCTCTGGCCGTATCCGGTGCCGAGGGTGCCAAGGCCAAATGTGCGCCACGAAGATGGCGACATAAAAGCCCATGGTCCGCGTGATGTTTTGCCATCAATGAACTCGCCATTGATGGGAGAATCAAAGTCGTCCATAGTTGGTACGGCGCCAGACCAGTATTTCTCTTTCACGTTCAGTACTCCAGTCCATGTTCTGCGCGCGTGGCGCACTCGTTGCAAATAGCGTATTCGCGCCTTAGACGAACTCGACGCCCACAGCCAGCGCATTTTTTCACTATGCTTTCGTGCTGCACCTGATGATAGAACGCAACGTCTTCTTCGTCCTCAATCTCGTAGTGGCCGAAGTTGTCATCGTAGTAAGTGCGGTTCGTTGTCATTGTAGTGTTTCCTTATCCAATTCCCATTGGCGATACATCGTGCAGTCGTATGCTGTGATGCGATCCCATGGTTGCTTGATTTTGATGGGGCAGACAGTGCTATCGAATTCGAAACCAGCCGCCTTTAGATTCTCCGTGAACTTGTCCGGATCAAAGTTAGCTTGTTCCTCCTTCGATAGTATGTAAACTCGTAGGTTTTTCATGTTAATCCCTATCGTCTGCTTCTGCTTTCTGCGCCAGCACGTGAGTGTGGTACCGTTGCATGATTTCGATTACGTGATTGAAGCTGATAGCTTGCATATCAACGTCAGCTTCAATATCGTTGAGAACTTTGCTTATCGTTCTCGGTCTGAGGTAGCGTGCCAAGATTGAATAGAGTTCCATTTCTTGGCCACGTAAATCAAAATTCAGTTCCGGTTCATCTTCTATCAACCCTGCGTTGGGCATCTTGGTAACTCCTATTCACAGTTTCAAACAGCTATGGCCACATGGCCACTGCTAAGGGTAGCATATTAACCTAGCGGAGTAAACTTCTATAATGGCCAGTACCGTGTCATGATACGGATCCAGCCATCTGATAACTCACGGCGTTTGACTTCTGCCTTCACCAGATCAGTTATCTTCTTAGGATCTGTTTTCCAAGTCACAAAGATCTGGTAAAGTTTGGCAAGGTCCTTGTCACTAAGATAGCGCATGGTATCAGCGTTCAGGGTGTTCCTGGTCGTTATCGTCATCTTCACAGGAACAAGTTCCTTTGACGACATGATAACTCCTATTCACGGTTCAAAGAGCGCAGTTACATCTTCTAAGCTACGTGCCACGATATAGGTCGCACCGTTTTGTCTGCAGCACTCTTGGAAAACTAGCTGATGCTTTGAGAGTACTCCATCTTCGGTTTTGACTTCTATACCGATGTAGTGTCCTCGGTGAATGAGGTTGATATCTGGTGTCCCGCGCAAAGCATACTTGGGCATTGTGCGGAAGCCTTTATGAGAGTATATCGGCATCGTGTTACTCAGCCAAAAGAAATAGTTCTTCAGTGCCAAGTAGTCACATATTGCCTGTCGTATTTTGATTTCCTTTATCATTAACAATTTTACCATGGTTACGGGTAGCGACACAAGGTAAGGAACAGAGAATGGCTAAAGGTCAAGATGTCATACTCGCTGCCGCAGCGAGTCTCGTGAGACAGAAACCTCCTCCTCCACCGAAAGACTTAGATCCAGAAGAAGCCGCTCAGTGGTACAATATCACGATGAATATGCCTGCGGATTGGTTTCCGCCGGAAACATGGCATGTTCTGGTTGAACTTTGTCGGCATATTTGCCAGAGCAAATACTTCTATGATCAGCTGAAAAGACTCAAGGCTAAGAAAGGCATGCTTGGTCGAGAAGATATTGCAGTCATGAAACAACTGACTGTGCTGCATATGATGGAAACGAAAATGGTAACGCACTTGAGTGTGCGATTGAAGATTGCTCAGCCTGCGATTTACGATCCGGCGCAAAAGCGTGCCGCCCGGATGGGACGGTTTGATGTAGATCGTAAGCCTTGGGAACTGCCGCGCACCCCTGATGACTTTGAGCCGAAGGAAAGTTTCAAGACTGAGTTCGCTGAAACAGATGATGATCCAAATAAATTCGGTGAAACATTTGGTCAGCTAGATCGCACCTTTGGTGAAAGAGGCAAGGCAGACAATTGATGGAACCGCAGAATGTAGCACACAGCATTCGGGCACTAGGTGATCAAAAACTCACCGGTGAAAATGTAATTGCTTGGATCGAAGGCACGCTCTATGTCCCGGAAGGGAAGCTGACTGGTAGGCCAGTGAAGCTGACACACTGGCAGAAGAAAGAAATTTGCCGGATCTACGATAATCCGGTCGGCACCCGCCGCGCTATCCTCAGCTTCGGTCGTAAGAATGGGAAAACGGCATTCGCTGCTTTCTTGCTTCTGCTGCATCTATGTGGTCCTGCTGTTCGCGCTAACTCCAGTCTGTATTCTTCCGCACAATCGCGTGAGCAGGCCGCTATCATATTTCGGCTTGCCGCTCAAATTGTACGGATGTCCCCTGTGCTCCGCCATCAAGTCTACATCAAAGATGGCACTAAAGAACTTCTGTGTCGAGCGTGGGGTACACGATATCGAGCTCTGAGCGCGGAAGCATCTACTGCATTTGGATTGAGTCCGGTGTTCGTTGTACATGACGAACTCGGGCAGGTTCGCGGGCCGCGGAGCTCGATGTACGAAGCGTTGGAAACTGCGACTGGTGCCCAAGAAGAACCATTGTCCGTTGTCATCAGCACGCAAGCACCGACCGCGAATGATCTGCTCAGCATCCTGATCGATGACGCATTAGGTGGTGATGATCCACGTGTGATCTGCAGCCTATATACTGCACCAGATGACTTGGATCCATTTGTAGAAGAAACAATCAAGCTGGCCAATCCAGCATTCGGCACGTTCCTGAATCCTAAGGAAGTGCTGGCCATGGCCCAAGATGCCAGACGTATGCCAGCACGTGAACCTGAATATAGAAATCTAGTTCTTAATCAGCGTGTCGAGGCGCTGAGTCCATACGTCGCTACGAGCGTGTGGAAAGCGTGCGGCACACCAGTCAAATCTATTCAGGGCGGCGTTGTTTACGGTGGTCTTGATTTGTCGGAAGTTCGTGATTT